GGGGAAGTGTGAGTTTAAGACATTTCGGAATGGGCAGCCCATCCGCGAGAATGAATACTACCTGTGGAACGTTGAACCCAACATCAACCAGAACTCCACTGCGTTCCTGCACAAGCTGATCTATAAGCTGTACTCGGACAATGAAGCGCTGGTGATCGCCACCAAACACCGGAGCGGGGCGGAGATGCTGGTGGTGGCAGATAGCTTCGATCCGCCCCAGGTGTATCCGGCCAAGATGAATGAGTATAAAGGCGTGGTGGTAGGCGAGGTTAGCTACCAGAAGACATTCCGGGAAAACGAGGTTTTACACTTCCGGCTGAACGCCGTGAACGTAAAGCCCGTGCTGGAAGCTATGACCCAGTCGTTCAACTCCATGCTGGCGCTGGCTATCAAGAACTACTCTTGGGGCAGCGGGAAGCACATGAAAGTGCATATTAACCAGACGGAGCAGCAAGACCCAGAATTTGCCCAAAAATTCCGGGAGATGATCAACGAGCAGATCAAGCCGTTTTTCGATTCCGACAGCGCTTTGCTGCCGGAATTTGACGGATACGACTACTCCGAGTTTCCCGCAAACGCCACGGGCACGGCAGCCAGCAGAACCACAAGAGACATCCGGTCACTGGCGGATGACATCTTCGATTTTACCGCCCGTGCGTTCCAGATTCCGCCCGTCCTACTTTTTGGCGACGTGGCCGGGACGCAGGACGCCATGACACGCTGGCTCACCACCTGCATTGATCCCCTGTGTGACCAAATCCAGGAGGAGATCAACCGCAAACGGTACGGGAAAGACCTGTACCTGCGGGGGAATTATGTGCTGGTGGATACCTCCACCATCATCCATTTCGATATGTTCCAGAACGCCTCCAATGTAGAGAAGCTGATTGGCTCTGGAGCATTTAGCATCAACGACGTGTTGGCCGCAGCGAACCAGCCCAGAATCAGCGAGCCCTGGGCAAATGCGCACTGGCTAACTCTCAATATATCGCCCATTGACCAGGCGGCCCGAACCGTCGAATCCAGCACGGAAGGAGGTGCAAGAAGTGGGTAAACAGTACTATGCAATCCAGCAGGCCCAGCGCGAAGCGGACATCTACATCTTTGGAGACATCGTGCCCTTTGAGTTTTTCGAGGGGGATGTTTCCGCCCACGGCATTACGCAGCAGATCAAAGACCTGGATGTTGACCAGATCAACGTGCATATTGACAGCTACGGCGGAGCGGTATCTGAGGGCTGGGCGATTTACAACGCCCTCAAGAACCATCCGGCCAAGGTAGTGACCTACGGCGACGGTTTTGTGGCAAGCGCAGCTTTGTATCCGTTTATGGCGGGCGACGAGCGTTTTGCCTCTAACCTTTCGGCGTATTACTTCCATCAGGTGTGGATTTCGGCGTCGGGATATGCGGACGAGCTGCGAGCTGCTGCCAACGAGGCGGAGCTGATGACCGAGGTGGGGCTGAACGCTTTTACCGACAACACCGGCATGACCGCTGATGAAGTCCGGGAACTGCAAAAGAGCGAGACCTGGCTGACACCCTCTGAAGCGCTGGAAAGAGGGATTGCAACCGCCATTCTGGCGGACACAGCGCCCAAACACGCCCAGGCAGCAAAGAGGCAGATCATCCAACGGGTGCTGGACAAGGCCCCTGCCACTGATAGGATTCCCGAACCCGAGCCAGAACAGAAAAAGCCTCCCCAGGAGGAAGAAAAACCTACCCCTAGCATCATGCAGATGCTGGGGGATTATTTTACCAAAAAGGAGGAATAACCCCCATGATTAACAATGATGTTATGCAACGCACCGACATCCGGGAAAAGATGATGCAGGCGCTGAAAGACAATGACCAGCAGGCCTTTGTGGATGCTTTCAACCAGATGATGGAATCCATCGGAGATGAAATCAAGCAGCAGTACGAGGAGCAGGTGGAAGGCCTTAAGTCCCAGATGGACAGCCAGGTGCTGGCCAACCGTGGTGTGCGGCAGCTGACCACCAAGGAAAAGGATTTTTATCAGAAATTTGGCGACGCCATCAAAGCCAAGGACCCCCGGCAGGCACTGGCAAACCTGGACGTGGTTCTGCCCGAGACCGTGCTTACCGCTGTCTTTGACGAGCTCCAGACTTCTCACCCCCTGCTGTCCCGGATTTCCTTCACCTACACCGGCGCGGCCATCAAGATGCTGATGAATACCAACGGCTACCAGACCGGGGCCTGGGGCAAGCTGTGCGACGAGATTGTGCAGGAGCTCACCTCTGGCTTTAAGGAGGTAGACACCGGCCTGTTCAAGCTGTCTGCGTTTATGCCTGTGTGCAAGGCCATGCTGGAGCTTGGGCCCGAGTGGCTGGACAGCTACGTGCGCCAGGTGCTGTATGAAGTCTTTTCCAACGGTTTGGAGCTTGGCTTTGTGGCTGGCACCGGTAACGACCAGCCCATCGGCATGACCCGCCAGGTGGGCGACGACGTTCAGGTTTCCGGCGGCGTGTACCCCGAAAAAACCAAGATTGCCGTAAACGACCTTACCCCTGCCACTCTGGGCAACCTGCTGAGCCTGATTGCGGTTGACCCCAACGGCAAGCCCCGGAACGTGCGCGACCTGATTCTGATTGTGTCTCCCCAGGACTACTTCCAGAAGGTCATGCCCGCTACCACCCAGATGACCCCCAACGGCACCTACCAGAACGATGTGCTACCTTATCCCATCTCCATTATCCAGTCTCCCGCCGTGAAGAATGGCGAGGCTGTGCTGGGCATGGGCTATAAGTACTTCGCCGCTGCCGGGTCCTCCACTTCCGGGAACATCGAGTACAGCGACCATTATCATTTCCTGGAGGACGAGCGTGTGTACCTCATCAAGGGCTACGCCAACGGCTTCCCGATGGACAACAACGCTTTCTTGCATCTGGACATCTCCGGCCTGCGGCCTCTCACCTATCGGGTGACTGTGGTGGACGAGCCCACCCCCTCCAACGACGCGACCCTGTCCGCTCTGTCTCTGGGCAGCGTGTCTTTGAGCCCTGCCTTTGATTCTGAGACTACCACCTACACCGCATCCACCACCAACGCCACCAACACTGTGACCGCCACTCCCGCCAACGCTGGCGCTAAGGTGGTAATCACCAACAAGGGCACTACTGGCGACGCTGTGGAAATCCCCAATGGCACCGCGGCAACCTGGCAGGCTGGCACCAACACCTTGACCATCACCGTGACCGCCGAGGACGGCACTACCACCAAGGCTTACACCGTGACCGTCACCAAATCCTAAATTTTAAGGAGGCCTGGCAACCATGTACGAGGAGCTTTTGGCGGACGTCAAGAACTATCTGAATATCACCTGGGATGACCAGGCCACCGACCGCAAAATCAGCGACCTTATCAAAAACGGGATCGCATATCTCGACTTGAAGCGCGGGGCGGCTGCCAACTACTCGGAGGCGGGCTTGCCCCGAACGCTTCTTTTCGATTATGTGCGCTATGCCCGGGATGAGGCACTGGACGTGTATGAAAACAACTACTTGTCGCTGATCGTGGCGATGAGGAACGAAAGCCTGGTGAAAAGCTATGTGGAGAGCACCAAACCGCCCTAACCATGAAATCACTGAATCCTATAACGACGGGATTGTAAGCATTTACACCGTGCAGGACGGCGCGGCACCCGGCTATAGGCCTGTGCCTGTGCTGGTGCTGGTGAAGCGGATGAGATACCAGGAAAGATACCTGGGAATCAACCGGTTGTACTCTGGCAGGCAGAACCAGGTGGACATCCAGCGGATTGTGCGGGTGCAGAAAGTGCCTGGTGTGTCCAACCAGAATGTGGCAATCACTGAGGATGGAAAGCAATACCGAATTGACAGCGTGCAGGACGTGATCGGAGCCTACCCCCCGTCGCTTGACTTAACGCTTGCCACGGTAGAGCAGGAATACGAGGTGAGATCATGAGCTGGGTTGACACCATTATCAAGGCGCACACCGCAGTGACAGACCAGGTGAGCCACAGCCTCCGCCTAAAGTCCGACCGCTACTTTGTGTGGCAAGAGGACAGCACGAACGACTTTCTGGCTGGCAACAAACACCTGGAACGCGCGGTGGCTGGCACGACCGACTTGTACACAAAAATGGAGTTTGACCCTTGGAAAGAGGCTTTCGAGTGCTCCCTGAATAACCTGGAAATCTCCTGGTATTTGAACTCTATCCAGTACGAGGAAGAAACACGTTTCACCCACTACGAATGGGTGTGGGAGGTGCCCTGTGGCTAAAATCCAGGCGGTAAAGCTGGGGGAAGAATATCTTCTCCGGCTTTCAAAACTTTCAACAAATTCCGACCAAATCATCAAGAAGGCTCTGTACGAGGGCGCGGCGGTTATCGCAGACGCCATCAAGGATGGGGTGGAATCTCTTCCAGCTGAGCCGTATAGACGGCTTAGAGCTGGCGAGAGATTTTCCGGGATTTCCCAGACCCAGAAAGACGGGCTTGTGAAAGGATTTGGTCTAGCCCACATGGAGCAAGACGCCAAGGGGTGGAACACCAAGGCGGGATTTGCTGGGTATATCGAGGGAACAGAATCCAAGAAATACCCAAACGGCTTGCCTGTGCCGCTATTGGCAAGAGCCATTGAAAGCGGAAGCTCTGTGCGGCAGAAGCATCCATTCGTGCGGACGGCAGTGAACGCCAGACGCAACGAGGCGGTAGAGACGATGGAAAAAATCGTCGATACCGAGATTAAAAAAATCATGAAATAAGGAGGAAACAAAATGCCTAAAGTAGGTCTTTCCCGGCCTTATGTGGCCCGGTACTCCGAGAACGGCGCTGGCACCGTGACTTACTCCGGCGGCGTCCGTGCTGGGCGTGCTGTGGAGTATAGCTTTTCGCTCAACGACACCGGCGCAGACAATAATTTCTACTGCGACAACGAGGTGGGCGAATCCGCATCCGGCGTGTTCTCCGGCGGCTCCCTGTCCTGGACTGTGGCTGAGCTGGAGCAGGGTATCTCTGAGAAGATTCTTGGACTGCATACCGAACAAGTGGCGGTTGGAGACGAAACCGTGACTGAGCTGGTGTATGACGAGAGCATGGCCTCCCCGTACATGGGGGCCGGAATCATCGAGAAGATGATTGTGCGAGGCCAGACCAAGTGGCGCGCCGTGGTCTTTACCAAGACCCAGTTTGCCGTGCCTGAGATGGCTGCTACCACCCAGGGCGAAACCATTGAGTGGCAGACCGACGCCATCACCGCTAACGTCATGCGGGATGACAGCACCACTCACAAGTGGCTGCGCACTGCTGTGTTTGACAGCGAGAGCAAGGCGGACGCCTATATCTGCCATATTTTCAACATTACCGACGCCTCGCTGGAGGACCTGAGCGTGGAGAGCACTGCTGGCACCGCTCCCGGCACCACCGCGCTTGAGGTAACTCCCACGCTTACCGAGGGCCGTACTTACCGGTACAAGACCGGCGGCAGCGTGCAGCTCCCAGTCCTGTATCAGGATTTGTCCGACTGGACTGAGTGGGACGGCACTTCCGACGTGGCTGCTACCACTGGCGACATGATCGTGGTGGCTGAGGTGGATTCTATCGGCCTGTGCATGGCCGCGGGAAGCACCACGGTAACTGCGAAAGCGGGGGCGTAAGAGCATGGAGAAGCGGCTGGGGAAAATAGAAATTTTGGGAAAAGAGTACCCGCTGAACTTTTCCGTCCGCCTGGGCCAGGAATTTAGCGAGGCGCTGGAAGCGAAGCCCGATGGGGTGTTCGGCCTTGAGAAGCAGAACATCCGGCTGCTGGCGTTGATGCTGAAAGACGGCGCTGCCTTTAAGAAAATCGTTATGGGCGAGGACATCGACCCGCCCACTGTAGAGCAGCTGGAGCTGATTTTCACGCCTGGAGATAATGCCATGATCGTGGAGGCTATCCAGGACACCATCAAAAAGAGCGGCGTCCGGATGATACAGGCAAGGCCAAAAAAAAACGAGGCTCAGGCCACGGGAGTAAAAAGTCCCAAGGCATAGCCTGGTTATTAGTGTGGCGAGGAATACTCAATATTCCCTACGAGGAATTTTGGGTCTATCCTATCGGCCTGTTCGAGGACATGATAGCCGTGCGGCAAATCATGGACGGGGCCGACGAAGTGACCACACAAAAGCGCGAGATAAACTACAACGACGATTCCGTGTGGAATTTGCGTTGACGTTCTAGGAGGCATCGTATAAGCCTCCTTCCACATTTTCGGAGGTGGTATCATGGCGGCATTCGACATCGGCCCAAAGATTGGGATTGAGGGCGAAAAGGAATTTAGGAATTCCATTAAGGCCATCGACTCACAAATCCGGGCTTTGGGCAGCGAGCTAAAGACCCTCTCCAAAGAGTATGACGAAAACGACCGGTCAATCGACGGCGTGGTGAAGAAGCAGAAAACGCTGAACAGCGCCATCGACGCCACCGAGAACAAAATCAAGTTATTAACTAGCCAGTACGAGAAGCAGTCCGCCGAGCTGCGGAAGCTGGAGGACGCGCTGGAAAAGGCCAGGCGGGAAAACGGCGAGGGCTCCGACGAAGCCTTGAAAGCAGAGGCGGCGCTGGCAAAACAGGCCACCACCGTTAACCGGCTGGAAAACCAGTTGCAGACCGCCCGGGGACAGCTGGCGGATTTCGGGAACCAGCTGGAGAACCTGGGGAACCGGGCCACAATCGCCGGGGACAAGCTGCAAAACGCCGGGGACAAAATCGCCGGGATTGGCAGCAAAATTTCTTCCGCAGGTAACGTATTAACCGGGACTGTGACCGCTCCCCTGCTGGCAGCCGGGGCAGCGGCCATCAACATGGCTTCGGATTATGAAGAATCTCTCAACAAGGTGGACGTGGCCTTTGGGGAATCCTCCGACAGAATCCGCGAGTTTGCAAAGACTACGGTAGACACTTACGGCATCGCAGAGGGCACGGCGCTGGACATGGCTGCGCTATTTGGGGCCATGGCCACCTCCATGTCTGTACCGAGAGACGAAGCTGCCGATATGTCTGAGGTGTTGGTGGGCCTGGCTGGGGACCTGGCATCTTTCAAAAACATCTCTCTTGACCAGGTTG